CATATCAGTTTTGTAATCTGACTGAAGTGGTGTGTAGACAAACAGATACTGTAGAAACTCTGAAGGAAAAAGTAGAAGTGGCAACCATACTAGGAACACTACAGTCAACTCTAACAGATTTCAAATATCTTAGAAAGATTTGGAAGGATAATACTGAAGAAGAAAGATTACTAGGTGTTTCTCTTACAGGAATACTTGACTGTCCTGTTCTTAATAATACTTACTACGAACTAGAAGATGTGTTACAGAAATTAAAATACACTGCAGTACAGACTAATAAAAAGTATGCTAAATTATTAGGTATACCTCAGTCAACTGCAATTACCTGTGTTAAGCCTAGTGGAACTGTTAGTCAGTTAGTTGATAGTGCATCAGGTATTCATGCAAGACATAGTGAATACTACATAAGAACTGTTAGAGCAGGTAACACAGACCCTCTAACTCATTTCCTAAAGGATGCAGGAATACCTGCAGAACCTGACGCAGGTAAGCCTGATGCTAATACAGTCTTTAGTTTTCCCACTAAGTCTCCTTCAGGTGCAATGACAAGAACTGAAATGACTGCCATACAACAATTAGAGTTTTGGTTATTATATCAAAGACATTGGTGTGAGCATAAACCTTCTGTAACTATATCTGTTAAGAAAGATGAGTGGATGGAAGTAGGTGCATGGGTTTATAAAAACTTTGACGAGGTATCAGGTATTTCTTTTCTTCCTTTTGATGACCACGTATATCCACAAGCTCCTTATCAGGATATAGATAAGAAGCAGTATGAAGAGTTCTGTAAGAAGATGCCTAAGTCTATTGACTGGGCAAAGCTAAAAGAGTATGAGAAGGAAGATACTACTACAGGAAGTAAAGAGTTTGCCTGTACTGCAGACTCCTGTGAGGTTGTAGATATAACATGATGGGAAACGAACTAGATTGGTGGCAATGGTGGTTGCTTATTGCAATCACTATTAATACCATAACAAACTTAATAGTATTTTTTAGAGGAAGAAAGGTATTTAAAAAGAATCATGTCAACACTAATATGTAATTTACCATCAACAAAAGTATGGGTTAGAAAAGAATATCTAAGAGATTTTAAAGATGGACATGGGGAGTTTGTAGAAGGTAACTGGGTAACTGCTAAGTCTATTCCGGGAAGAGCTTTTTATTTTGAAACATACTTACCTAAGTATGGAGCATTGTTTGACAAGCTACCTATCTCTGCTTTCTTATCTAAACCTAAATTACCTGACCCTGATATGCCACTTGATAATTTACAGTTTTGGAATTGTATGGACTATGGTGTGGTAAATATACATAAACAGTTTATCTCCACAATGGACTACGAAATTTTAACACATGATTTTGGAATTGTCAAGGGTTTTTATGTTTGTACTTTAGATAACTACCATTCATCAGTTGATGAGATAGACTACAGTACAAGTGAAGTACCTGAAGAACATAAGTCTTTCAATTTAATTGAACTTGTCAATGGTCAGTATGCTCTATATCCTAATAATAGAATGAGAGTTTATGATAATTCTCTTACACCTGAGAACCCTTTGAAGCCTGACTTTAAAGTTAGTACAGAATTTTATCAGGTAGAAAATGATAAGAACAAAAGACTTGGAGATACTGATGAGTACTTTTATTAAAAAGTTCTTGACATAATTTACAATATATATTATAATTCTTATAGAAAGGAGTGCATCAATGACTGATGATAAAATTAAAAAGCTTGAAGAAGAGATTCAGGCAAAGAAAAAAGAAGTAGAAGAGTTAAAGTATGGTGACCTAAAGGCAGCATGGAAAGAGTTTGAAACTGCTTCTGAAATAGCAACTCAAAAGTATAATAAGTATAAAGAGATTGCTAAAGAAAAGTATGGAGCAAACCATGTAGTTCCAAATCACTTTACTGTATTTGACCAATTCTTTAAGTGGTAAATATGTTCTTAACTAGAAGACCTGTTATATACGTAGGATATGACCCAAAGGAACATATTGCTTTTGAGGTTCTTAAAAGTTCAATAGAACAGTACACTCACAAGTATGATATTATACCTTTGGAACAGTCATCTCTACGTTTATCAGGTCTTTATAAGAGAACTTATTACTTAGATGAAGAGGGTCAGAGAAGAGACTCTTCTGACAAGAGACCTTTTAGTAGTGAGTTTACCTTTACAAGATTCTTAATACCTTTTATTAATCTTCATAAAGGATTGGCACTCTTCATGGACTCTGATATGTTTGTCAGAGCAGATATTACAGAATTGTTTGAAGAGTATGGACAGTTTGATGAGTATGCAGTTTCAGTTGTTAAACATGATTACCAACCTAAAGAAATTTTTAAAATGGATAATCAATTACAGACTAATTACAATAGAAAAAATTGGTCTAGTTTTGTATTATGGAATTGTGAACATTCTGCTAATAAAAGACTTACTATTACAGATGTTAATGAACAATCAGGAAGATGGTTACATAATTTTAGTTGGTTAGAAGATAGTGAAATAGGTTCTATACATCCTAAGTGGAATTTTCTAGATGGGTGGACTGATGAAAATATAAATCCATGTAATGTCCACTTTACTACAGGTGGTCCTTGGTTTGATAATTGGAAACCTAAAAGAATAAAAGATGCCAACTATGCAGGTGAGTGGAATACATTAAAAAAAATCTGTGAATTAAGAATATTACCAAAGGAAAATTAATATGTATACATTTGTAACCTCTTTTAGTGAGGAAGGATATAATACTTATGCAAAAGAAATGCTTGAAAGTGTCGCATCAAAATGGAATCCAAAACATTTTAAACTCTATGCTTACTACCATGACTTTGATATTAAAAAGGTTGACCACCCTGTTTCTTCTAGCATTGTATATATACATCTTAATGATGTAAAAGAAATGCTTGACTATCGTGAAAAAATGAAAAAACATGATGGCACAGAAGGTGGCAAGATGCCTTATAATTGGAGATTAGATGCAATAAAATGGTGTCATAAAGTATATGCACTAACTGATTGTGCATTTAAAATGATGGAAGAAAAAAGAAATCCTGAAGAACCTCATTGGTTGATATGGATTGACGCAGATACTATTGCAACTAAAAGACTTGAAGTTTCTGCAATGGAGAAGTGGTTACCTGAACAAGCAAGTATAGTTCATTTAGGTAGAAAAGATGTTGACTATAGTGAAACAAGTTTTATGGGATTTAATTTACAGTACCATGATGCCTGTTCTATATTAGCAGACCTAAGAGGTTGTTATACGATAGGTGAAACAATATCTTATAGAGAGTGGCATGATGGATTTATATTTGAAAGACTCTTAAATATATACAAGGCACATGGTATGGTAGTTAATAATCTATCAGAAAATGCTAAAGGTTTATCTGCCTTTATGCAGTCACCTCTTTCAGAATACTTTATACACTATAAAGGTAATCTAAAAAATAAAAAAGGTGAACTTGCACAAGATATAAAGCTACCTAGATATAGACAACTAGCAGATATAATAAGACACTATAAACCTAAATCAATAACTGAAGTTGGTACATGGAATGGTGGTCGTGCAATAGAAATGGCACTTGCAGTGTTTGAATATAGAGATAAATTTAGTTACTTTGGTTTTGATTTATTTGAAGAAGCGACTGCAGTTACTGATGATATAGAAATGAATAGTAAACAACATCACACTCTTGAGCTAGTCAAAAATAGATTAGAACAATTTAAAGAAAAAATGAAAGAGAAAGGTAAAGAATTTACATTTAAACTACATAAAGGTGACTCTAAGATTACACTAAAGAAATGTAAGTCAGCTAGTAAAGTTGACCTTGCCTTTATAGATGGTGGTCATTCTTATGAAACTGTTAAGTCTGACTATCTTAATTTAAAGAAAGTTCCTTTACTTGTGTTTGATGATTTCTTCTCTAAAGATGAACATGGTAATGAGCCTGAAGAAAGAAACATGGGTGTTAATAAACTAGTAAAAGAAATAGAAGCTTATGGTAAGATTGTTCTTCCTTCTAATGATAGAGTTCTTGGTGGTGGTAGAACTCACCTTGCTTTTATTGCAAATAAAAAAGCAATAGAACCTTTACCTGACCACATTACTCGTATGCCAATAGTTGTTACACCAAAAGACTCAAGACCTAAAGATGAAATATTTGTAAATATAAAAAAGAATAAAAAATTAATTAAGGATTTTAATTGGTTGAAACATGGTAGAATACATAATCAAACTGCACTAATTGTTTCAGGTGGGTCAAGTACAGACTTTAATTTACTAAAAGAAAAAGCTAGAAATACTGATGCAAAAATATTCTGTGTCAAACATAGCTATCCTAAGTTATTAGAGCATGGCATAAATCCTTTCATATGTTCTATACTTGACCCAAGACCTATTGATGGTATGAGTACACATGGAGTTATAAGAAAAGACTTATTTAAAAAGATAAATAAAGACACTCTATTTCTTGTTGCTTCTATGACTGACCCCTCAGTTACTAAATATTTAATAAAGAAGGGTGCAAATATAAAAGGATGGTCTGCATATTCTGAAGCTCTAAGAGATACAACTATAAAAGATAAACTTCAAATTGCAAAAGGAACAGGAATAGAAGAAGGTGAAACATTAGTTTCAGGTGGTACTTGTGCAGCAATGAGAACTATATCTATTGCTCACATACTTGGATTTAGGAACTTTGAATTATTTGGTTTTGACTGTTCAGTTCCTGAAGTAACAAAAGAAATGCAAAAGGAAAGAGTATTAGATAAGCCTAAATATTTTAAAGTTGAAACTAATGGTGAATACTTTTGGACTACTGGAGAACTACTAGCAATGGCACAGGATTGTGAAAAGCTATTTGATAATAAGGATATGGACATGGCACTTACTGTTCATGGTAGTAACACATTAGTTTCTGAGGTTTGGAAAAAATCTCACAAGGCAAATGAAAAATACTACTATGAAATAATTCAAGATGCAGCTTAAAGAAAAACAAGAAAAGTTTTGTCAGAATTACGTACTGCATAGAAATGCCACAAGGGCTGCTAAAGATGCAGGATATAGTGAAATATCTGCACACAATACAGGCTCAAGATTACTACAAGAATCTGCTATTCAGGAAAGAATAGAAGAATTAAATCTTAACATGACAACTAGCATTGATGTTGTTGATGAGATAGAAAAGCAGTATGGTGTTGCAAGAACTCAAGGACAAACAACTTCTGCATTAAAAGCATTAGAGTTATTATCTAGAGTTAGAGGTAATAATATAGATGTAGATGAGATAACTACAGAGTCTATAGAACAAGACATTGTTAACTGTATGCAAGTTATAGGTTTAGAAAAGGTTCTTGAATTACTATCTAAAGCTTTTCCTGAAGAAATAGAAGATGAAGAAGATGAATCACTTCTTGCCACTGAAGAACTTGAATGCCCATCTGATTCCTAATGATGCAGCAACTGCTCCCATAAAACTCCACTGATACCATTCAGGTGCTTTGTTTATGTATTCCCATCCTTTGAGAACATAGTCTTGTATATTAGGGATGAAGCTGCCAATGAAAGGTAAGGTAAGGATGACAAGTACATACTCATCTTTCCAGCTATATCTTGTTTGTCGTAAGGCTTCAAGGTCATAGTTTTGGTCTGACTGTGCAGCTTTTTCAATTCTATTAATTTCTGCATTGACTCTTGCCTGTTCTACTTTTGCCTTGTGTTCTGTCTTAATCTTTCTATTATCCATATAAGAAGAAGCAAGACTTGTCACTCCACTAATTATTGCACCCCACATTATACCCACTCTCCTGTTTCCATTGCATTGGAAAGTCGCACTGCCCTGTTACCTACTTGATTTGCCCAACGAGAATCTAACATCTGAGTTTTTGCTTCTTCAAAGTTTTCCTCATGTATAGCTTTCCACATCTTAACAAATTTACTTAGTCTTGGCACACCCATATTAAATGCCATGTCAATAATTACTCTTTGTCTAACTTCGTCTAATTCTAACACGCATGGATGTTTTTCGCAAACTTCCTTCTCAACTATTTTTACATCATTCTCTGCAAGATAATATGCCTGTTCCTTAGTAATACCCCACTCACATATATCTGATATATCTTTACCAATATGTGCAAGTTCTTCTTCACTTAGTCCTCTGTGTTCTAAGTTTCTACCTATACCTATTGTATCTATATTAAGAGTGTCCTTATAAGGTAGTAGCTCTAGACCCTCATGTAAAACTAATTGGTCTAGTAATTCTGTCATATTATATTTCACTAATCT